CAGTACCAAAAGAGGGTGTTGATTTTTGCTTTTCAACTCCTTCAATTGATTGAATACTGTCCTTAAGTCTTTGTATTGCCTCTAGATTTGGAGTTGGCTGGCTTTCCAAAACACGCAGTCCAGCTTTCAATTCTTGCAATCTTGCTTCTTTTGCTTCAAATTCAAAAGGTTTGTTTGCCTGTCCAGCTTTGAGTGTAAGTTGGTCAAAACGCTCTTTATATGCATCTTTAAACGCTTGACTATCAGGAGTGCCAAACTGACTTGCATAAGCCAAGGCATTACGTTGCTCATTGGTCATTTTTTCAGCAGTACGCTGAGTAGTTAAAGCCATTTCACTTTGCGCTTTACGACCTTCTTGAGCAATAGCCATAGCAAACTGTTGATCGCCAATCTGAGATGCCACCTGAGCTACCTTCATGTATGAAGCAGGGTCATTAGGGTTTAACTGACTAAGCAAGACATTACGTTTGCTAATCAAGTCTAACTGTGGGTCTGTACCACCCAAAGCACCACCGATGCCTTGACCAGCCTGATAACCAGCTTGCTGATACAACATTCTGGCTCGATTTAAAGGAGCCATTTCAGCGTTACGAGCAAACTGCTGTTGCATAGAGGCATCTTGTGCCGCCAAATACTGTTGAGGATTTGTGAACAATCCTATGATTTCGCTTGCCATGTCTTACCCCTTATGTTCCGAACAATCTCAAAACTTCATCTGCTGTGTATGTCTTGCCTTGTGGTGCTACACCAAATACATTGTTGAGCGCACTCCTAAACTCAGGACTCCGACCAAAAGTAGATAAGGCTTCACCGCTTGGGCTAAATGCATTGCTTGGAGCCATAGTAGCTGCGGCATTGGTAATACCTTCACTCAAGAATCTACCGCCAGCCGCTGTACCAGCAGTTGTTCTTTCGCCAATTGAAGTGCCAAGATTCAATGGTCTTTCTGCAAGGCTCTCAAGTCCTGCTGATGTATCCATAGCGGTAGCAAATGGGGCATAAGCCGCTGTCTGACCAGTGTAGTAACGACCTTGCAAGTTAGCGCCAGTGTCAAACAAGCCAGAACCAAACGTAATACGATCTCTAGCTTCTTGGTCAGCTTGTGATGCAAGAGTTAAGTCTTGTGTTGCTATGGAATTGTAGTAAGCGGCAAGTTCAGGGCTTGTCGCCATCAAGTTTCCACCTTGGGCAACAGCAGCACCACTACGGCCTTGTTGGAACAACTTATTCTGCAACTCAGCCAATGTATTTTCTCGGCCAGGAGTAAGCAATGCCCTTTGGTTAGTAATGTAGTCCTGTGCAGCTTGCTCAGGAGACTTAGCAAGATAACCTTGACCAAGGGTAAACAAGCTCTGTGCCGCACCAGTCAAAGGCTTATAGGCTGTTCTTGCACCCTCAATGTCAGTTAATCCTTGACCAGCCAAGGTTTTAAAACGATCTTGATAGCCTGTAATCTCTGCGCTAGGTGTATAGCCAGCAGTAATTACATTACCTTCTGCGTCAGTCGTAAATTTAGATGTACCAAAACGAGTAGTCACGCCAACAGGACGGAACTTAGCCGCATCTGCCGCAATTTTTGCCGCTTCAATTGTTGCATCTGCTTGTGTTTGAGCCGCAGTAGTTGCTTTGTCAGCAATCTTGTTTGCGCCAACACTTGTAATCAATGTCTGTACAGCGGCAGAACCAAGTTTGCCAAGTGTGTCTTCCCCAATACCCGTGATTTCAGATGCTTTTTTCAGTACACTACCAACCAATCCTTTTGACCCAATCTCTTTAACAACATTTGATGCGGCAGAACTTGCGCCACTTGTTAATCCATAGTCAACAGGAGCCATTGCGCCAACAGCACTTCCTGCGCCAGACAATGCGCCAGCAGCACCAATACCTGTGCTGATGCCAGCCAATGTTGTACCAAGAGAGCCGCCAATAGTTGATGCACCAGCAGAGCCAGCAGTGATGCCAAGGCCAGACCCACCAGCACTTAAACCAAGGCCAGAACTACCAGCAGTCAATCCTGTTCCAGAACTAGCACCAGTAGATAACAATCCAGTTCCTGATGAACTACTGGCCGCAGGAGCAGTCGCACCACCTCCACTTAACAATCCTTTATCAAATGCAGTTGGCGCAACGGCTTGAATAATTCCAGCAGTTCCACCTGCAAGTACCGCATTCTTCAGAATATCTTTTGGTTTATCTCCAGCAAGTGCGCTTGCACCACCACTGAGAGCCGCCGCACCAACAACAGAAGCAGCCGCACCAGTAGCGCCAAGAGAAGAACCAATTAAAGGAATTAGTGGAGGGTAAACGATGGCGGCAACAGCCGCAACAGGTTTTGCAACCCTCTTTACAAACTTTTTAAATTTTTTAAGTCTTCTTTTCAACTTGCTCATATCAAACTCCTAATTCGCCAGATGCAACCATTTCTCTAGCCATCTCGCCAAGAGCAACAAAAACACCAACAAGTTGATAATCAATTTCTGTAGATATGTCTTCTTCTTCAGCTAAATCGTTATCAAGGATTGCTTGTGCAAACTGAGGATAAATAGATGGGTCTTCCAAAACAGACTTAGCCATTTGTCCAAGTTGAATCAATACATCAGGAGTTACACCATCCTCTTGCATTGCCTCACGAACCAATTGTTTTGTTTCTGCGACTTGTTGTGCTGTTGCCATTGTTTTTCTCCTTAAATAGTACCGTTGGCAATCACGTTGCCCAACACAGTCAAATTACCACTAGCATCAATCTTTGCAACAGCAGTAGATGAGTTGTAGATGTACAAGACGTTAGATGTCTCTACAAACGAGAAGTTCGTAAAGTCACCATCTGCTTTGGACGCAATCGCAGTCTGAATGTTGCTAAATTCAGTGTCGATCTCAGCACCCTTGACAACCTTACCCGCATTGCCAGAAGCCAAAGCATCTTTAGCGGCGAAATTCGTGGTTTTTGTGTAATTACTCACTGTATCTCCTTAAACCGTTTTGCCATCTTTGGCTTGAATCTCAATCTTTTGAATGCTGATTGGCGAACCATTGATCTGCACTTCATATCCAGTCTGCACAACATTACCAAACCCTGATGCTGGTGCAGTCAATGTACTCAACTGGATACCAGAAGAATAATAAGCAACAGGAACACCATTGTCTCCATACTCAGCTATTCCATACTCAGCAACAGTAGTCACTGGAATATTTAGTGTTGCCGAATAGTACTGACCAGAGAAGTCGTAACCCCACTTGATGATGAAGCCTTGATTAGAGCCACCAATGACAACTACTGAAATACGTTTGAGAACAGAAGTAACTTCTGTCTCATTCAGATTTGCATAGTTGGTGAAGTACTGCATACGATAGGTAGTCGCATGGTCAAGATAAGTACCATACTTACCAATATAACCATTCTTGCCAATCAGCAAGTCACCATTGCGCCTACAGTAAAGGCTAGTAGGCTCAATAGAATCCCATGTGGTTACTCTTGATGTGCCATCATCTAATGGAACTTTTGTGTCAAATACATATGTTGACTTTGTAATTGGTAAATTCAACAAATAAAAACCATCAACTTCTGAATAAACCGCCTTAATGTTAGACTGCACTTCAGAATTAACATTGGTCATTAAGTCATTACGAACATTCTTAGACAAGTCTCGCAAAGGTGCAGACTTCTCTTGAATAGTACGCAACAAGCTACGCACACCACTGTTTGACAAAAAGATTAGGTCAGTACCAGTTGTTGCTATTGAGTCCCTAGATAAACATCCAATCTCTGCAATGCTGTCAGCCAATGCCATAGTAGATGGTGTAGTTGCACCTTCATACACTAAGATTTGACGCTTACCAAAGATAAAGAAGTAATTGTTATGAGCAGCCAAGCCCATGATCTGATCTGCACCATTAGGCCAGACCCTAGATACGTCTAACGTGCCTGAAGTACCACCAGTCCACACATGACCAGTTAACAAGTCAGAGAATGTGATTGTTACGTTGTTAGAAGCTGTCTCAGCAACCCACAAACGACCAAAGGCAGAAACAGCAATGTTGCCAAGCGGAACAGTGCCAGCATAGCCAGACTTCTCTGAAACTCTGCGGTATGTAGATGTACTTACAGCGGGGTCATAAAT